CGGCTCATTTCAGACCCCTTTGCATGAGCTTCACCCAGCACCGAGCGCAATGCCACTTGGTGCGCACCGTGACACCACCAAGCGGATCAGCCTCACGACTGCACACATCACAAACCTTGAGTTTGTGCATTCGATTCATTTGTTCTTCAACTGTCATTCCCAGCTCCTTTTCATTACCCTAAAAAACTTTCCGTCCTTGCGATACTCGATCATCTCTGGTGGCGTGGCCATGTTCATGTTCTGCACCATGTCCTCGAGCGTCTTTACATTCAGACCACCAGGCACAATGCTGGCGCTGTTGGCAATACTGAGCAGCTGGCTCATTGCACGCTGGCCTGCATAGCCTTCATGCATGATTGGCAAATACTCGGTGATTGGCGTATCGCTCAGGCCACCGTAATAGGTTACGGCCAGCATCTCAATGCCAGAGGCCTTGCTGATGTGCTTGCGCCATGTCCAGCTCGTCACTTCCAGTTCTTGGCCATCTAGACCCATGATGTCGTCATTTCGCAACACCATCGATTTTTTTACTGGCTCAGGAAACTGCTCACCGCATGAAGGACAAAGCATCACCGAAATGTGCACCAACTCACCGCAGTGATCGCACACCTTGACTGGTGCCTCGCCATTGCCATCGCCACCCTTCTTAGGTGGCTGCACATTGGTGATCGGACCATGCGACTCGACCACACCAGCAAAGTCAAGCACCAAACAATGATCGGTGTGGCTCTTGACCCTCATGCCACGGCCTGCCATCTGCACATACAAACTGGCGCTCATGGTCGGGCGCAGCATCACCACCAGATCGATGTCAGGATAGTCAAAGCCAGTGGTCAACACATTGGCATTGGTCAGCGCACGCACACGGCCAGCCTTGAAGTCGGCCAGCATGCGCTCGCGCTCTTTTTTTGGTGTCTCGCCAGTCACGCATTCAGCGGTCACACCCTGCTGGCGCAGGACTTCGGCCACGTGCTCGGCATGCTTCACACCAGCACAGAAAAACAGCCACGCCTTGCGCTCACCGGCCAAGCCCATGACCTCATGCACCACGGCCTGATTCTTGTCGTCCGTATCCACAGCGGCCTGCAACTCCGACTCGATGAACTCGCCACCACGCTTCTTCACGCCACTCACATCCAGCTTGGCCTTGGTGACTTTGGAGCGCAGTATGGCCAAATAACCCTTGAAAACCAGCTCCTCGATGCTGACAGGCGTGAGCAGATCATCAAACAGCGCAGGCTTGTCGGTGATCAGGCCATGCCCCAAGCGGTAAGGCGTGGCGGTCAGGCCAATCACGCGCAGGTGCGGATTGATGGCCTTCAACTCGCCAAGCAGTTTGCGATAGCCACCCTCGTCTTTATGGTTGACCAAGTGGCACTCGTCAATGATCACCAGATCGATGTGGCCAAGCTCACGCGCCTTGGTTCGCACCGACTGGATGCCAGCAAAGGTGATCGGCTCGCTCAAGTCTTTCTGGCCAATGCTGGCGCTGTATATGCCCATCGGTGCACCAGGCCAATGCTGGCGCATCTTCTCGGCATTCTGCTCGATCAACTCCTTGACATGGGTCAGCATGAGCACCCGAGTCTCTGGCCAGTTTTGCAGGGCATCCTTGCACAGCGCAGCCACGATGTGCGACTTGCCTGAGCCGGTCGGCAACACCAGACAAGGATTGCCAGCATTGCCAGCCTCAAACCATCGGTACAGCTCGTCGATGGTGCGCTGTTGGTAGTCACGGAGCATTTAAGATGCTCCAAGCTGTTGCGGCACACAATGGGACTTGTCCGTTGCCAATGGCTTTACATCTGTCCATCCCAAAGGCCACCCCATCACCCATTCGAGCCACATTGGGTTCAGTTTGCCACCATTGTTTTGTTCCATATCCCGCACTGCCTGGTTGATTGTGTACTGTGCTTGATGACCTGATTTTCTTTTTGGAGTCCAGTTTGGTTGTGTTCCGCGCTGGCCGCAACTCGCGTCTGGTGTTGGCCATTTTTGCGACAATCCAGATTCTGTCCCTCTGATGGTTTGCTCCAATGTCGTTTGCTCCCAGCACTCCCCATCGCGCATCAAACCCCATGCTGGCCAAGTCTCCAAGAACTGTTCCGAGTCCCCTAGAAGTGAGCATTGGTGAGTTTTCCACAAACGCAAATCTGGGCTGTACTTCGTGAATGATCCGCGCCATTTCTCGCCACATTCCTGATCTTTCACCATCAATTCCTGCCCCCCCCCCCGAGATTGAGATGTCTTGGCATGGAAAGCCACCCGATACGACATCAACAATTCCTCTCCACGGCTTTCCATCAAAGGTTTGAACGTCATCCCAGATTGGGAAAGGTGGGAGAAGTCCGTCATTTTGTCTGGCGCACAGTACGCTTGCTGGATACGGTTCCCATTCGACGGCACAAACTGTTCGCCATCCGAGAAGTTTCCCCCCAAGTATTCCTCCACCAGCGCCTGCGAATAAAGCCAGCTCATTCAATTCTCCTTGTTCGTTCATCCCACAATCCTTCCACCAAAGTCCTTGCGCATCTCAGCGATCAAAGGATCACCGCTGGCGCAGGCAGCAGCGTTGGCCAGCAACTCTTTGGAGCCGTAGACACCTTCCTGCTCAGGATCGCCATTGGCTAGATTCACGCCATTGATCTTGTACACAGCAGTGAACTCGTCTGGTCCATCCTTGCGCTGCCAAGGCACCAGATCAGGATGCAGGACATGGCCATCGCAACCAGTGCGCTGTGAATCCAAAGGAATCTCAGCATCCCACTTGGCGCAGTGCCAAGTCGAGTCAGGCATCGCTGTGGCCAAAGCGCATGTTCGGCAGTTCACATGCTTGGTGGTCTTTGACTGGTGACAGAACTCATGCGCATCACAGAACTTGCACTGATACCAACTCGCATCTGAGCTGATCGGCTCAGGCATGCGGTCACTCAAAGCAATGCGCTGGCCGCGAGCAATGGCCTTGCCTGCCACATCCTTGTCGAACTTCACGCGCTCGGTGTGGATGCGGTCATCATCCTTGCAGACTGTCAAGTACAGCGCACGATCGATGCCAGTGCCTGCCATGTAGACCTGCATCTGCACAAAGTGCTCAGGCTTGGACTTCTCCACCCCATTCTTCTCCAGATCGTCAAATGCTTTTTTGGATGCGGTCTTGAACTCGGCAATGTGCTTGGACTTAGGTGCATCTGGCACACCCTTGTCGATGATCGCATCGATGCTGCCAGATACATGGCTGCCAAAGTCGACACGGTGCTGGGCAGACACCTTGCGCACATCAATGCCAATGGCACGCAGGTCGCTGATGATGTTGGCCTCCTCTTGGTGGCCACGCCTAAACAGGCGCAGGATTCGACCAGGGAAGCTCGGCTGCACAGCCCAGCGGAAAGACAGCCACAGCCACCGATCACACACATGGCCAAGCGTACTGGCTCCAAGGTGTGGGCGCGGCACCTCGGCAATTGCCTCATGGTGCTTGTCAATCAATGACTGAATGCTATTATCTGGCTCAGGGATTTTCATGTTTGTCTCTCCTTTGATGAGTTTGCCCAGACCAGTTCACGCTAGTCTGGGCATTTTTTTGCTTACTTCTTAGCCCAAGGTGGCGCGGCCTTGGCAGTCGCTGCCTGAGCAGCCTCAGCCTGCTTCACAAAGGGCGGCACGTTGGCAGCTGGCGCTACGCTACCGGACACAGACTTGAAGCCCTTGACCTCATTGCTTGCACCATACTGAGCGTCCTCTTTGACCTCCAGCTTGATGGCAATCTGGCCACCAATCAACTGATCGGTGTCAGTGACCTTGGCCAAGCCAATGGCACGCATGATGTCTCCCAGCTGCTGGCGACCAATCTCCTCAGCCTTGGGGTTTGCATTCTTGATGTTCAGATTGCCAAACACCACACGACCTTGATGAGTCGGGCCGGTGATGTCATAGCGCAGCTTGATGTATTGGCCATTGCCAGCCTTGGTTGCCTTCAGCTCAGACTGAGAGATGGTGGCGGTGTACCAACCAGCAGGCAAAGGCTCAAAGTTGCCATTGCCTTGGGGCAGTTCGTTGACGTTGAATTCTTCGTTTAAAAAAGCCATGATTTACTCCTTGGGGATGATTTTGAAAGATGGGCGGCCAGGCTTGGCCGTGATTGCACCGGCAAGCGGTTTGGTGATGGACTCATCTGCTGCCTTCCAGATGGCCATGTTGATCTCAGGCTTCCAGCGAAACAGCTTGG